GACTCAACGGCATCGCCGCAAATTGGGAGCGATACGACATGGGCAACTGCTACGAGCGACTCGAGCCGACCTGCTTTGACGCATCGATCAAAGCCGACGGCGACAAGATCGCCTTGCTGTGGAACCACGACACGGCGAAGCCGATGGGTCGCGTGAGCGCAGGCAACCTGAAGGTCTACTCCGATCGCTCAGGTCTTTGCTTCGAGTGCGACCTGCCCGACACCGACACAAGCGAGGAAGCGCACGCGCTGGTGCGTGCAGGCATTGTCACGCAGTGCTCGTTCGGGTTTATCTGCCTAAAGGAAACCTACGAGCCACCGATCAAGGGCGAAACCAAAGGCACGCGGGTCATCCATCTTGCCAAGTTGCTCGAGGTGTCGGTCGTGACATTTCCCGCCAACCCCGCAACCAGCGTCGAAGCCCGAGCCGAGCAACCAAAAGCCAAGAAGCCAAAGATCTATCTGCCTCCACAATTTTGATCTAGACCCCTTGCGAGCGAAAATCCGTTTGCGATAATGGGGTCATAACTGAATAGAGCCTCGACCGACGCTGCCTGACGGCGATCGATCACGAGAGCGGACTTCCGCGAACTCCCCGAGAGCACGCTGGCCCGATGCGTACTTAGACCTTCCGCATTTTGCTGCGTGTTTTCTTTTATACACGCAAGGAGTTTGAATGAACAACAAGAACCAACTCGACCGTGGCTCCGAAGATTACAGCCACCTTTTCTCGCAATACATGAAGCGTGGCGCACGCTCAATGACCGACACCGAGATCCGTGCTCTGAGTGAGACAAGCGGTGGAACGGTTTTATTTCCAACCATCTACGCCAACAAATTCAACGAGATGCTCGGTGACGACGCTGTGTACAGCCAAGTCTCCAAGATGATTGTGAACAGTTCGACGGTGAGCGTGCCAATTCTCACGAGCACACGCAGCCCGATGGGCGGCCTCAATGTGCAGAAGAATCCCGGCGAAGCGGGCACGCTGATTGACGCAACGACAGCGGCGACGCAAGTCACGGTTCCAACACTTGCGCTACCCGGCACAAGCACCACAGGATCAGCCGTGGCCACTCTTGCGCTCAAGCGCATCAGCGTCATGGTCAAGGTGTCAAACGAACTGCTTGAAGACTCTGCGGGTCAAGGCGATGCCAGCGTCGAAAGTTGGATCGTGCGTCAAGCGGCGCAAGACATCGGCAAGGAAATCAATAAACAAATCATGCTCGGCAATGCGACTGATTCAGTCACTGCGGGTACAGGCACGGCTCTCGGCTCCGACTCTTGCCACGGATTGGCAAGCACGCTGAAGCGATACAGCGCACGAAGTGCGACGACGACGACTGTGCTCGGCGGGTCTTACGGATCTTGGGCGCAGGCAACAAATGGCATTGGTGCTTTGGTTGGCTTATGCAATCAAGATCTTTTGCAACCTTGCTACTGGAATCGATGCACTGTGATTTTCAACGCGCAGGTCAATCGCGGATTTGGTTCAGCAATGATGGCTGTCGCACAGCAATCCAACCCTATGTTCATTACGGAACAGAAAGTTTTTGCTCGCCCATTCGTGTGGGCAGATTTGTCGCCAGCGCAAGCAGGCACTACAAACGGCCCTCAGCCGGGCGAATACATGGCGATTCTCTGCGATCTCTCTCGCTACACATTCTTCTCAACAACTGAAGGCGTTCAAGTCACGCGCTTGGTCGAGACCTTTGGCGAAACAAATCAAACAGCGTTCGTCGTCAGCATGCGATGCGCGGGCGTTCTCACAGACATCAATGCCGCATACGGCGTGTATCGCGGCTAATGAATTATTTCACAGACATTCACCGTCGAGCGTGCGTGTCTGTTGCCTCAGCGTTGAGGTAATCGACTCTCGCTCGACACAACAAGAAGGAATTTTATCATGGCAAACGATAGTGGATACAAGGCACTTGTGGAAAAGATGGGCGCTGTGTACGCCGAAATGAAGAAGATGTGCGACGACGCGAACGACAGCGGCGAAGGCATGTCGGACGCTCTCGAAGCGAAGTACAGCGCGTTGAAGATGCAATACGCATCACTCACAGCGCAACGACAACGCAGTGACGAACTGATGAATGTTGGCGCGGGCTTCAAGGCTGAGGCTCCTGATGCCGCGAAACAAGTTCGCAATCTGCCTGGCGTTGAGAATGCAAGCAACAAGTCGGGTCGCAACACGGAAACAGCCGAGTACGGAAACGCTTGGGGCTCATACATTCGCTCAGGTGAATACACCAACCCAATGGAG